TGTAGCATTTATAACTAATCGTAATTTTTTAGGACAACACCAGATATGATCATCTCCATAAACTATAATAGCAATGAATCCTTTACGAACACACTCTGCTATTACATCTGCTAAATGCGGCACTATAGTCATAACATGATTTATATATAAAAAAAAACAAAAAGCCATAACCCAAGAATCACCATGAGAAGTTTCCTTCCCACCCGAGTACATTATACCTCTCATAAATCTCCAAAACGTACCCACATGCAAAACGACTTTATTACTTATATGATACATTAACATCTTCAATAACTTAGTAATAACTTTAGTTTGACTGTGATTCATACCCGACCAATTATAATATCTAGACATAGCAGCTATATATAAATAAAGAATATAATCCTTTATTTGCTTATCTAATCCCTCTATATCTCCATCTACCCAGAAAATATCCTCATTATCATAGTTCATCTGTACGGCTAACTCATACATTCCACCATAATAAGGAGAAAAACCTATCTTAATAACTTTTCCACGCTCAAAATTCATTCTAGCTTCACCCATTAGAGAGGACAAAAAAATCTGCATAGGATCTGGAATAAAAAAAAAAATCTTGACTTCCATTGCATCTTCATTATATCTTCCATCTTTTTCCATAAAGCTAGTTTAAATTCACCTTTCATTTTTATTACACAACACGGCTGAAAACGAACTTTTTCACCTTTACAAATCTTCATCATAATTCGATGAAATTCTCGAACACAAGCTTCTATCATAAAGGCTTTTTCCCCACTATTTCGCATTCGATATGTAATGCCTTCATCTACATGAGTGATCGACGGACCACTTATTATACCACCAGACGTACCATACTTTACAAATGTAAACAATTTTTTTGGACTATAATTAAAGTCTATGGATCCTATTCTATTATCACAATCTAACTGTTCTTCTAACATAGAAAGGGATCCTGGCACTAATTTGCGAATATGCTGAAAAGCTTCTCCACGCGAACTATTGTCTACATCAAATTCTTTATATAACTTAACCATTTTCGCTGGATCGCAATTATTAGTAGTGTACACGACTTGCATTAAATCATGGTATTTTTCATATATAACTTTTTCCCAATCCATGCGCTTTAATATCAAATCTACTAAACTATCTGGTTTATATCCAGAAGGATATACGCCACACAGTTTCTTCACATAATATTTACTAATAAGAGATACCAAAGGACGTATAGCCTCATCAGGTCTCACGTTAGTCGGTATAGCATTATTAGTATGGGAGGTTAAAGGTGCTATCGCTATTTGAGCTTTGCTGGTATATAATTCTCTATAAAAATTCAAATAAGCTCCCCAATGGCAATACTGTCGCTTTGCAACCTTATCACCTTGAAAATAATACCAGCTCACTATCTCTGCGTACACACTCGCCATCAGTTCTTTCTTATCTAGATACTCTCTCTTACACCGAACGATGGGATCTATCTCCCCTGCCTTAGACTTAAAACATAGTCCACAATCAGACTTATGTTTAACACATGATACAGTAATACATTCCATCCGCTTAGCCGGTCGATAAAAAAAA